ATTGTTTAATATGTTTCACCATATTTCTTAATAGTATCTTTAGATTCCATAAACCAAGCATTAGCAAATCCTTGACATTTTTCTCTAACCCAAGGTTCGTGCCATGCATAATCCAAACTGAATTCAATATCCATATCAAGACGACCATTTGTTTCAACATCAGATGAAAACAAATCAGCAGGATCTTTCAAAGGATAAATACCATCATAACAAGCTGAATATTCAACTGTTTTTCCATCGGGTGCAGTTGTCCAGTAATACAGTAAACCAGCATATGTTTTCTTTGTATATCCTTCACCTTCTGTACCATCTACAAGATCAGTTGCACCAGTTCTATAATCTCGAATCATTTTAACCCAAGAGTGTATAATATCATAAACTGGAGTTTTATTCATTTCTAAAAATTTAATAGAAACAGATGTTCCAAAATCCAAAGTTCCTGGAACACTCCATTTTACACCACCCAAACCAGTAAATTCAATTTTACTTAAAGTTCCACCGGGAGGTGTTACACTCAAACAAGAAGCAGCTAAAACACTTCTAATTTCTTCTTGACCAGAAATACCAGAAACCCCATTTCTAGTATAATTTTCTAATCCAGGTGGTAATCTATCAAACCAAATAAAATGATATCCACTCACATAAGGATCAGCAACACCAGCTACGGTACCACCAAATTTTCTACTGAACAGATTTTCGCCTAAAGCTCCAAAAGCATATTTCATAACATTAATCTCCTATTTCTATATTTTTATCTTGCAAAAATTCTTGCTTTTTAATTGAAGATTCGAAATTTTAAAGCAAAAATGATTTAAACTTTTTGAGGTCTTTATGTAATGAAAATGCTTTTCTTTAATTTTAAAATTTCTTCCTGACCTCTTTCTTTCATTTATGTTTTGTTCTAAGAAAAAGAGCATAACAAAAGATATTTTACTGATTTGGATATGCAACTCTCAAGACATCTTTATCATCTTCTTCTTTATCTTCTCTCTTTTGAGGAAAAGAATCTATTGGAAAAAATGATTCTGATTGTTGAATATGTTCTAAGTAATCATCAATAATTTTCATATAATACTTCCTCTTTTTTTAATTTTGTTCTTAAAAATTATCAGGAACTTTTGTTTATTTTTAAAACCAACATTGCTATATATATTAATACATGAAAGGAGATGTTTAGAATTCATATTTATAGATTTATTTTTTTCGTTTTTTAAGTAAACAAATTTTATTGTTACAAAGGAGAAACTGATGGAAAAAGTAACACCTGAATTTATTGTTAAAACTCTTTGTCATAAAGGATTTCCAACCTACATTGTAGGAGGAGCAGTTAGAGATCTTTTTATGGATCATGATCCAGAAGACGAAGATATTGTAACAAAAGCAACACCTGATCAAATAATTGACATTTTTAAACATCAAAATATAAGAACTGTTGGAAAATCGTTTAAAGTGATTTTAGTAGACGATATTGAAGTTGCTACTTTTAGAACTGATTGTTATAATGGATTAAGTAATAAGAATGTTGAAATTCAAATTGCTGAAACAATTAATGAGGATTTAGCAAGAAGAGATCTAACTATTAATTCAATTGCATATTGTATGCATACAGGAAACATAATTGATCCATTCAACGGAAGAAAAGATTTAGAAAATAAAATTATAAGATTTGTTGGTGATGCAGAAAAAAGAATATTTGATGATCCAAATAGAATAATTCGAGCTTGTAGATTTTTAGCTTTAATTGATGGAAAATTTGAAGAGAAAACTAAAAAAGCATTAATTTCTTTTTCGCATTTAATTTCAGAATTTGTTGCAAAAGATAGAATCAGAAAAGAGATTTTAAAAGCAATGAAGATAAAAAATGCTTCTTTATTTTTTCAAGCTCTTTATGATATTCATGCACTTCAGTATATTTTTCCATCATTAGAAGATTGTTTTGCTTATGATTTTCATGGACCTTATCATGGGGAATCAATTATTAAGCATTCATTTTTAACTGGAGATTATTTATCAACAAAGAAACCATTACAAAAACTAACAGGATATTTACACGATGTTGGAAAACCTATTTCATGTCATTGGAATAAAGATACCAATGATGTTAAATTTGGAGGTCACGACAAAACTGGAAGCAAATGTTTAAAATGTGAACTAGAAAATTTGAAATTTTCAAATGATGAAGTTAAATATATTTCTGGTTTAGTGAGATTACATTTAAGAACTTTTGAATCTACAAAATCTACAAGAAGAACACTTAAAAAATTATATGATTATGGAATTCATTGGAAAGATTTATATCAACATAAAATAGCTGATGTTGAATCAAATTTAAAAAAGGGTAAATGGCCAAGAAAAAGACTTAAAGAAGATACATTAAGAATCATTTCAGAAATAAATAAAAAAGCACCTAATAAATTTGAAGATTTAGAAATCAACGGATTTGATATAATGAATGTAACTGGAATTAGTCCAGGAAAAGATATTGGAATTATAAAAAAGTATTTATTGGAATTAGTTCTTGATAATCCAGAATTGAATTCAAAAGAAACATTGATTAAAATTTTAGAAGAAGAATTACCTTCAATGATAAGCACGTGTTTAAAAGTTTTTGAGTATTATTGAAAAGAATATCCATCTAAGTAATTCATAGAATTCAGCAAGTTAGATTTCAAGCTGAAATTGTTGAATATCCGAAAACTTTTGGGTGGGTACTTAGTGGTGTCAGAATTTTTAAAAAATATCATTTAAAAAGGAGTGCTTATTTGGAAAAACGTGTAGTAATTGACAAAAAAAATAAAATAGCAATAACTGGATATTTTGACAAATCATTTAAAAATGATGAATATGAACTTCTATTCAATACAAAAACTGGATTTGAAATTCTTAGAGGAATTAATAATAATTCTGATCCTTTTAAAACTGAATTACCAACTTTAATCGATGTTGGTATAATGGGACATTGTGAAAATCATTGTCCTTTTTGTTATCAAGGAAACAAACATGAAGAAAATATGACTCTTGATAATTTTAAATATCTAATCGATAATATAAAGCATCATACAAATCAAGTTGCATTAGGAGGAAGAGGAAACCCAGAAGATCATGAAGATTTTGAAGAAATAGTAAAGTATGCAAGAAAGAATAATGTCGTTCCGAATTATACGACTGCTGGTAATCATGTTAATAAAAGAATAGTTGATATCTCTAAAGAATATTGTGGTTCAGTAGCAGTATCAGCTTATGATATGAATTTTACATATAATGCTTTGAAAATGTTTATGGAAGGAGGATGTAAAACAAATATACATTTCATATATTCAAAAGAGAGTCATGAAAAAGTAATTGATCTTTTAAATGGAAAAGACATATGGAAAGGAAAAATACATTTTGAAAAATTAAATGCTATTGTATTTCTTCTATTTAAAGCAAAAGGAAATGGAAAGAATATAACTAATTGGAATCCATCAAAAGAACAGTTTAAAGAATTAGCATTGAATGCAACAAATGAATATAGCTTATTTAAAGTTGGATTTGATTCATGTGCTATTAACAAAATAAAAGAATACGCTAATTTTTCAACTATTCAAAAGATGTCAATTGATACATGTGAAAGTGGAAGAATGTCAACTTATATAACTCCTGATATGAAATTGGTTCCTTGTTCTTTTGCTGATCATGATAAATTTGGAGTTCCTATTTTAAAAGAAGGTATTGAAAAAGCATGGAATTCTAAACCGTTTGAAATGTTTAGAGAAGTTTTGAAAAAATATCCTGATAGTTGTCCAGCATTAACTCTTTAAAAAAATGGAGGAATTTAAATGAAATTTAAATCTGATTTTGTTACAAACAGTTCTAGTAGTTCTTTCATTGTTTCGTTTGATGAAAAACCTAACAAGAAAGAAGATTTGAATATCTTATTTATTGAAAAAGCTGAATGTGTTTTCAATGATATTCAAAATAAAAAAGGAATAAAAATAACAAAACAAAATGTGGATAAACAATCAAAAAGATTAGCAAGTATAATGTCAGAAGGAAATGTAAATGGAAAATCATATTCAACATTTTATGATCAAATAGAAAGAAAACGAAATATAACAATATATAAATTACCAACAGAAGAAAGAAATAAAATCAATAAAGAAATCAGAAAAATTACTTTTGATTATTTTAATGATAAAGCAAAAAAATTCTTAAATGATATAATTGGACAAACAATTTATTTATTTGTTTATAGTGACAATGATGGAGAATTTTATTCAGAAATGGAACACGGATGGACTTTTAGAAAGTATCCCCATATTCAAATAAGTAATCATTAAATTGGATTTCAAATGATGATTAGAATAGGAATACTAACACCAGATGAATTCTTTAAAATAGCAGGAACTGGTGAAAGAGAAATTTTGAATGTTATTGTTAATACTAATAGTATGAGATATAGAGTATTTAAATTAAAAGGTTTGAAATGTTGTTCATGTGAACTAGAAGGAAAGTTTTTTGCTCTTGAAAGACATTATAAAACAACCAATCCAAATAAATTTCATTTCAATTTATACGCAATAGATAAAAATGGAAATGAAATTTTAATGACAAAAGATCATATTATTCCAATAGCTAAAGGAGGAAAAAATGTTTTAAGAAATTTACAAACAATGTGTCAAACATGCAATTCAGAAAAATCAAATTATTTGTCAATAGAAGAAGCCAGAAAAAATACAAGATTAACAACTAAGAAAAAAATACAATTTCTCCCATCAATTGATTTTTCTGAAAAAATTGTAGGAAAAAAGGTTTGTAAAAAAAGTGGAAGAAAATTTAAAAATAGTAAAATTGAAGCAATAGTTGAAAGCATTGGAATAGTTGATATTCAAGGCAACATAATTAAAGCAGTAAAATTAAAAGATATAAATGATACGATTAATGTTAAATGTTTGGTATTACCAGAAATAAGAAAACAAATTTTTAATTTAAAAACTAAACAGGATTTGTGTGATTTTGAAAGGACAATATCATGAAAAACATGTACGAGAATATTCCAGACAAAGAAAAAGGAACGCTGTTGTGGGAAAATCATTTGAATAGAATTTTTGCTAAGGATTATGAAAGAAAACTTCAAAAAGAATTAAATTTGCGATACAGATATTTTCGTTTTATTGTAAATGAATTTGATCTTGTAGCGGTTTCTATTGGATGGAAATATATTGATGGAGAAATTGTTTACTCAGTTGCTTTACAATCAAAAAATGATTTGTTTAGTAAAAAAGATGCTCGAAAATATATCAATGACAGATTTAAAAATAATGAAACTCAATCTTTTACATTTCATTCAAAAGAAAAGATTAAGGACATGGGATTAATTTTAGCTTGTCACTATAACGCATGTAAAGAAATTAAAGGAATTAAATTTATTCATTCTTATTTGAAATATAATATTCCTTACTATATTTAGAATTTTTGAAAAAGAATGAGTTTGTAATTTAAACTCATTCTTTTTTTGTTAATTTAAATTTCAAATGACCACAATCAAAAATTCTATAAAAACCTTCTTGTGATCTCAAAATCCATTCAGGAATATTTTTTGGTTCATCTTTTCTTTTTCTTAAGTTGAATCTATGAATTCTCTTTCCACAATTTTTAGAATCGATATACCAGTAATTTGGTTTAGAAATTGATTCTAATTCAAATCCTAATTTTTCATACAGATTTCCTTTACTCCATCTTCTATCTGCATAAGAATATATTTCTTCCCATTTGTAATTCTTTTTGAAATGGGATAAAAGTTTACTAGCTATCCCAATAACATTATAGTTATAATCAGAACAGAATCTACTTAATTCAATTTTTGTTTTATCTTTTGGATTTCCACCCCTTGAAATATTTCCGTAAGAAAATGTCATAACAGAAACTAATTTATCATTATAAAAAGCTCCTAGTTTCACATTACTTTTATCCTTTCCTTGTAAATGATAAAGATCTAAAAATTCATTTTTTGCTTTCACATCTATTTCTTTTATAAAACATTTTCTAGCATAAATTTTTTCTGAATTTGATTCACCAAGTTTATGACATATCATTGACATAACTATATCTTTTTTCAAATTCCATTCATCTTCAAAAATATGAATCAGTTGAACATCTTTTTCTTTACATTGTATAGTTTTCACAATATGGTAATCTTTTGGAGTTGCTACTTGATCAGAATGCCAATACAAACCATCAAACTCAATAGCTAATTTTTTAGAAGGAATGTAAATGTCAATTTCTGTATTTCTTCCAGTTTTTTCGTTTCTAGTTAAATCCCAAAAACTTTGAAAAATGTCTTCATTCGGAAGAATAAATTTTGTGAATTCAAAAATTTCTTTCTCTCCAATTGAAATATGAGTGTTTCGTGGATAACATCTTGGACATTTACCATAACCTATTTGCAGATTATAAATTCTATTTTTATAGTTTTCTCCACATTTTTTACATTTCAAATCAATAAGATCAGTAGTTTTCTTGAGCTTATCTAAATCTACTATTTCAATTCCTAATAAATCTTGCCTTTCTAAAAGTATTTTTTTAAAAGATTTGAGTCTTGTTTCTTGTATTGAGTTAATTACATTTTGTGATTTTTGTTGATAACCATTCGCATATTTATAATACCCAGTTTCTATTGAAATAAAATTTGTTTTTTCTTTAGATACAGGACAAATTCCTTCATCTATCTTTTTAAAAAATTTATCATAGTATTCTTGTTTTGTGAAATTATGTATTTTTATATGTCTACTTAAAGATATAAGCGAGTCAAATTTTTTTCCACATTCTTGACATTGAATCTTGTTATTTTTATCAATGGTTAACTTTCTTAAAATAGAAACAAACCGAAATCTTTGATAAATTAGTTCTCTTCTTTGATTCACAGTTTCTTTATATTTTTTTACTCTTTTTCTTATGATGTCATTTCCTGGTTTTAGTATTTTTCTTATTCCTTCTGATAAGTTTTTTCTATGTTCTAAATTCTGATGAAATTCATTACCAGAATATTTTCTATATCCTTCATTCATGTTTATAAAAACTGGTTCATTTCCAGTGACTGGACAAATTCCTTCTCCTTCTTTTCTTATATATTTGTCATAGTATTCTTTAACTGATATATCATTCTTATGAAGTGAACCAATATGATTTGCTAATCCATGTAAGTTGTTGAATAATTTATTACAAATTTCACATTTAAAATTATAGTTTTCTAATTCAAATTTTCTTTTTTCAATAAGTAATTTTTTTGATTTCTTTCTTAGTGTTTCTGCTTTTTTGTTATAAGTTATTGGATTTTTCATTTTACAATACTTACAATATTTTGCTGGATATCCTTTAACTATACTAACAAAAGTAGTTTCTTTTCCACATCCTTTACATATTCCTTCTTCTGGTTTTCTAATATATGTATCATAATAATCTTTAACTTTACATTTACAATTTTTGTTATGGGATAAATGAGCTACGAGAGATTTATAGGAGGGAAATATAGATGAGCATTTTTGACAGGATACTGACATAAGAACTGCTCCTTTTATGTTTTGTTCTATAAAAGGAGCAGTTCTACTAAAGGTTATTTGATAAAGAAGTTTAATTCGATTTTCTCGAGAGTCCTTACTGGTTCTAAAGTAATATCAACCCGAGCAGTTTTTCGTTTTCTTAAATAATCTGTGGTATATACGCTAACATTATAAGAATACAAACCACGTCGTCTTTTAATATTCTCAAGAAACTCAATAATACCACCAGAAATTTGGCTAAGAGTAATATCATCAAGTTGCTCAAAAATTGAATATAAGCAATATCTTTCAATAGCAACTTTACAATACAAAACCAAACGAACAATATTGAGATCCTGAAGTGCACTAGCTTTTGCTTGAGAAGTTAATTGACCCCAAACAACATGACTAGGAACACCGAGTTTTACAATTGGATTTAATTGTTTCATATACATCTGATCTCTCTGACCCAATCTTGGATTAAATCTTAATTCCTTAATTGAATCAATAGAAGCTCGATTATATCCTGCTGCAGCAAACCATAATTCAGCAACATTATCATTTCTTGGTAGTAAATAACTCATGTGATAAATAGGAGAAAACCAAACATCTTGACCAGTAAAAGTATCATAAACTTTATTATACTCTTCATAAATGGAAACAAAGTATGTATTAAAAGTATTTGTGTTTTGTCTTGATGACATAGAAATAGTATATGAAGTATTGTCTCCATTATCAACAATAGCTACACAATCTCTTCTGGTCTGAACAAGAGAACTAATTGAAGTTTTAACATCTGCTGGATAACCACAATCAAAAACCATTGAAAAATAATAGTTTTCTGTATCCAGAACTTCTTCGACTAAAGTTCCTGCATAAGCTTGACTTAATATTTGTGTTGCAACCGTAGAATCAAGGGTTCCTGTTGCACCAAGAAGAGTTCCATCTGATCCTTTCTTAAAAGGAACTGGATCAGAAGAAGTAAATGGTTGACCCATATTAGCATAATTATTTTTTACAATATAAGTAATAGAAGAATCAGTATCAAAAGATGTAGTAGTTCCATTCCAACCACGAGCTGCTAAAGATCTATCCTCAAAAACTGAACAAGTTTGATCTCCGGTTCCTGATGCGGTTCCTAACCAACCCCAAAGTTTATTTCCAGTTCCATCAATAGCAATAATTACATAAACTGCTGTTCCTGCTACAGATTCCCATGCAGAAAAATCTTGTTTAGTATCAGTAATATCTGCAGTTGCCGCTGTTTTAGTCACTGCTACAGTTCCAATATTCTTATCATAAACTCTAGCAACTGCATCATAACCAGCTGAATATTCATCGCTCGAATTTTTCATTTCAGCTCTTAAGACAGAAGAATATGTTGCTAAAATATATTCAACAAAAATAGAATCTCCTGAAGTATCTTTAGCTGTGGGATCAAATGAAATTTCAAATGATTCAATAATTACATCATCACCATCTGATTGTTGTTCATAAATATCAAGAACATAAACTCCTTCAACCAGAGGATTTGAATACTCAGTAATACGAATACCGATTTTATTATAATATTGTCCTCTTCCAATCGGTCTAAACATACAAACAGATTCAGCATTTGAGGTAATATTTGATTTAATTTCATCTGTTGTATTTAAAGTATCAACATAAGTAATTGAAATTGAAGCAGTTGTATCACTTGCTGCATAATCCAATCTCATATCTGCATATGAAGCATCAGAGGGAAGACATCTGATTGCATATAAAGCGCCTGATTCTCCTAAAAAGTTATAAGAATTATAAAGTCCTTGTCCATAATTTTTACCATAAGTTTGAATATTTGGTTCTCCAAACTCTGATATTAATTCTGAACGACTTCCCAAAAATAGCAATTCATTATCTCTTCCCTTTTCTGATAAAAACGGAATGAATGCAATTGTAGATGGAATGTCAGAAATGTATGTACTGAGATCTATTATTTTGGTATATACTCCTGGTGAAATATTACTCATTTTCTATTTCCTCCGATTAAATTAAAAATCAAGTTTAAAAATTTCTATTTTCTATTTCACCTTTGTTTTCTCAATGCTCTATCTAGCTTTCATGTTTGTTCTAACTAAAATCAGATGACGAAAAATTCAATTTTAAAAATACAAATACCATATAAATATTAGTCTCCTTGAAATTGTTTTTGTTAAACCAGGAAATGTTATTTTTGCAAATAAACGAAATTCACTACTTCCTGGGCTATATCCAGGAGAATCATCCACAGCCGTATATAATCCAGCTTCACTTAAAATATAATCGTTTGCATAACCTGCTTGAATTGTTGTTGTGACTTTTGAAATTAACCAATACCCATCATTTGCTGTATCTTGTTCATATAAAACTGAATCAAATGGACATTTATAATAAAATCCTGTATTTAAATCACCACAAGTTGTATCAGTTGCGCTTATTGGTATTTTATTTGATAATTCAGTATCAGTACTAGAAGGGGGAGTTGGATTAAAAGGATCTGAAGGATCGACGCCTCCATCACCGAGACCAAACCAATATAAATGATCATTTACATTACAAGTTGTATAAGAATTTTCTTGATTAAATAATGATTGCATAATTGTTTCTCTCCCAAAATATACAATCAAATTACTTTTTCTTAATAATTGTTTATTTCCATTTTCATCAACTTCATATATTTCTACAACTCCCTGTGGTCTTCGAGAATCATTAGAATTTTTATTTGATATGGAATCATTAAAACACTCTTTTCCATAACGTTCTTCTGCATGAATTATTAAATCATTTTCTTTTTTCATATTTTAAATCCCTTTTTATGTTTTGTTCTTTAAAAGTGAAAAGATAGTTTTTACAAATCTTCAACAAAAATATGACATGTATCAACTCCATGAACACAATCAAATAATCCATCTCCATCAAAATCTTCAAATCCACAATCAACCCAAATAACTGAGATAGAAGTAGAATCATCTCCTGATGTAGAATCAATAATCGTATAACCAAAATCTATATTAGCAGTTCCATCAGGAATACAAGAAACTGAATCATAGAATGTGTCATAACAATATGTGTAATCTTCGTCCCAAGCACAACCAATATCATGATAAGATCCACAATCATAATAATCTCTTCTATAACCCCAACAATAATCATCAGAAGTAGAATCAGGACATTCTATCGGACAACAAAAACCAACAGAAGTAGAATCTAATAAATTTCCACCTGCTGTTATAAAATCATATTCTGTTTGAATAGTACTATCTGAATAAGAATCTTTCATACGAAAAGAATCTAATAAAGGAAAATTAATATCAATTTCTTCTAATAAATCTATTATTCTTGATCTGTAAGGTTTGAAAAAATTAATAACATTTTTAATATCTTTGTCTTGTGTTAAAGTTGTAGTTCCAATAACATAAGCAATATTTATATATGTAACATCTATTTTAGATCTTACCCAATTTCCAAGATCTAACAGAAGATTATCAATAAAATAATTATTATCTTCCAAATCTAAATAATCATATAAATCAGAATTTATTATATTCAACAAAGTTCCAGCAGAAGTTGATGTTTGAATAAAATCACCTGATTTACTTCTTGTAAATAAATCATAGTATTGAGTTAATTTTAATTTTTGATCATCTCTATCTACTGGTAAATTATTAGTTAAATTATTATATTCACTTATAATATCAGTTGTTATTACATTTGTACCATCATAACAATTAATTAAATTAGCATTAGATCCAGTTGAATATATTCTATTAAAACTATAAATACATGCTAAATATAATTCTAATAATGATACAGTTCCCCAAGATGATAGAATAGAAATATTTTTTTCTGAGATTAATCCAGTAGATTGAAATTCTTCATATTCATCTCTTATTTTTCTTGCAATTATTAACAAAGATTGATTAATTTCAGATAAATCATATCTTGGCATAATTGAAAAATACGGAGTTTTTGAAGGAAGATTTATTTTATTATTTGAATGCATTGCAAGAATTTGTTCTTCGGTTAGCATCCAATGAGGATCAGATAATACAATTGTATCAAACTTTATTAATTTGTCAGTTGGGTCTAATATACTACTTATTATTGGTTTTGCTCTAAATATTAAAGAATCCAAAGAATCTTTTTCAAGCCAATATTCATATAAATCAATATTAATAAAACTATAATAACTTAATATTTCAACTATTGATCTTGGAGTTCCTTTTATTTTATATAAATTAACTAGATCTAAAAACAAACTAGCTTTTGAATTATCAATTGAATTATCAGTTAATTCATTTAAAAAAATATTATTTGAAAAATTAAAACCAAAACTTCTAAATAATTCATCTAATTGATTATCTGAAATAGAAAAAGGATCTGAAGATTTTGATTCGACTGTAGTTAATGTTTTAAGAGCTGCATACCAATTAACTAAAAATCCTTTTAATCTTCTGTAATCATCTGTATCAAAACAAAATTGATCAATTGTATTTGAAAATAATGATTCTGTTTTTGCTTTTTCTGATTGAGCTAAAGATCTTAAAACATCTGTAATATCAGTGACCGTATCACCTTTTATTACATTAAATATTTTCCAGAGGTCAGTTGTAGTAAACACTTATTATATCCCCCGAGAAGAAAGAAAATCAAAAATTTTATCTAATACAAAAGTTTCATATACATTTTCTAAAATGTTAGTTGAATTAGATAATAAAACTTGTGAATTATAATTTGAAATATTTGAGTTGATTTTCAATTCCAAATAAATAAAAATTAGTTTTGATAAAGTTGTAGAAAGTAAACTATAATTTCCATAAAGAATATTACTAACAAAAGAAACTGAAGTAGAATCAATAATTGTTACTGAAGTAGAATCAATTCTGTATTGTAAAAGAGCATCTAATAAAGTACGATCTTCTGATTCTAATAAAAATAAATTTTCTCCTGTTTCATCACATGAATAATATTTTCCTGAAATTGGATATACTGATAATCTTTGTGTTACTATATTCGGCCATAATGTTTTAACAACTTCTGTAAATAAATAATTATATGAAGTTTTAGAATATGATTCATTAAATAGTAATTCAATAAAAGAATTTTGGGGAAGAGAAAACGAATTAACTGTAGCAGGAAATAAAACTTGATATTTATTAACAGATGATGAAGTTACAAAATCATGAAACCAATATTGTAATTCAGGAATTAATTTTGTAGATGCTAAAGTCATTTATTATTCCTCTAAATCTTTTTTCCAAATTTTAATCAAATCTGCTGTAGACATCATATCTAATGTATGACAAAAAAGAGTAATTGGATTATATTCTTTAAAATCAAAATTATTTGAATTATTCACATCTGTTGACCATCTTCCACTATGAAATCTAACTGCTTCTTCTAACATTTCATATTCATTTTCATTTAATATTTTCATGAAAGAATTCTTATTAGCTTTGATCATATTAGCAGCTAATTGATCATGACTTGAAATTGTATGTTTTTTATTTCCATCTTTTCCATATTTAAGAGAGTCGTGTAAAACTAAAGAAAATAAAACAGAATCAGCCATTGAAGTTTTCTTTTGAATATCAAACATTCTGAATATTTTTGTGGCTGCATAAATCATTTCAAATGTGTGTTCTGCAATATTAGGAACATCTCCATTTTCTTTCTTGTGATATTTTTTACTTGATGATGATGCTTTTTCCCAAATATCAGGAATGATTTTTTTGATTCCGTTCCATAAAATAAAAGATCTTTCTGTCATATTTTCTTCTAATGCTTTATCAATAAGATTCATAAAATTCATTTTTCATTTCCTCATCTATTCGATTGAATTAAATTGTACTCTTTTTATTTTGTTCTAAGGAAAAATCATTTTAAAAGAAAAATCTCTATATATATTAATATGTAATTGAAACTCTTATTAAGGAGGTCATATAATGACCGTCATGACAATTATCAAAAAAGTGTACGAGATCCCTTGCGAAGACCTGATTAAATGGACTGAGCAGATTGGAAAATTAACATTGAATATGTATCAATTTCCGTTGTGGAATCAGTTAATTATCGTTCTCACAACGATGCCCTATTTCTTCTGGGCCACCCTTACATTCTACCGCGGAATGAGGAGAGCATAAAAATTGGGAGTTGAATCAAGTCGCGAATGATTCAGCTCCCAGTCAAAAGGAAAAATTCATTCAATTTTTTTGTTCTATAATGCAATTAAAATAGCAGCAACTAAAGCTCCAATAGTAATAAAT